GCAGCTATGTACTGGATCTGGTGCAAGGCTTCAGTTCGACGGTCGTGCTCAGCAGTGCCGATGGCGCGCTCGGTGCCGGCGGCCCGGATCCAGTGCGCACATTGTTGATTCCAGAGCAGGATCCACCGACTATTCCTTCGCCATCTGAGGAGATTGTCTTTTTTGGTGTTAACGCAACCACTTCCTCAAGCGACATATTTTCCGCCATCGGGCTGGGAGCGCCCGATCTCACCGAAGCGCAGGTAGAAGCCGGTGGGTTTGCGTTCATCGGCACCGCGAACATGAACGTCAGCACGTCCGGCATCGGGATCGCCAACAACAACCTGGATGGAAACACAACAGCAGGCATCAATGCCGGTGACGAGAGTTTCGTCATCAATCCCGAGTCTTTGTTGTCGAGCATGAAAGTATTCATCGACAACTCAGTGCAAGGGTACAACCCGGCAACGGAAGAGCTGTACTACACGATCTTCTACGCGGACGGCACCACCTCGGGTTCGCCGACGAAGGTTCTTGCCGCTGATCTGACCTCGGAAGCCGGAGGACAGAAGTCCTTCGTCATCGAGAAGGAGGACGCGACGCTGATCGACGCTGTTCAGCTCACGATGGGCCTGGGCACGATCAAGATCCCGGTGATCCAGTTCATTCAGGAGACCGAGAGCCTGGCCAGTGATATCCAGTTGACATTCAACGCGACGGTGACGGACAGGGATGGGGACTCGGCGACGAGTACGTTCGACGCCAACCTGTTTGCCAACGACTTGACCGGCTCCTTCGACTACACGCTGGTGGGCACGGGCGGTGAGCGGGATGCCTTCAACGTCGATCTGTCATTCACCGAGAACCAGTACCAGGTCACCGGCTTCGATGCGGACGCCAATCTGCGAGATACGCTGGTGCTCAACGGCGACCAGAACGCGGTTGTCCAGATCGACAACAGCGGCACAGACAGCATTGTGTCGGTGGCCGAAACAGGCGGACAAGTCACGACCATCACCTTGGTCGGGGTCGATATTCTGACTAGCGACATTGTTTATGGCAGCGTCTGAGGCATCGCGCGCGTGAAAGGATACGAGGGTGGTGGAAACCACCCTCGCATTGTTTTTTGCAGTTCCAACAGGAGATCCGCGCGGATCGCATTCGCTGTGGACTTTCGAGCACCGGTGCATACACGTTCGCGCGGTAGGCCACCAACAGTGACGGCGATACGGTGAGGTCTGGGCACGCCCGTTTGCGCCAGACAAGGCTTCGTCATCAAGCCGCCAAGTGCTGAGTCTACGCTGAAAGCACAACCGGAGGGCTCCAACCATGTGCGGACGTCTTTCCCAGTACCGAGGCATTCATGACTTTGTCGCGGCGCTCAGCATTCCCAATGCATTGATCAACTATGCAGGCGACCAGCCTTTCGAGTTCTACAACGCCGCGCCGCCCGCTCAGCTCGCCCTCTTCCACCAGGAAGGTCAGTTTCTGCGAGCCGACATGGTGCGCTGGGGATGGCGGCCGCACTGGGCAATGGATCATTCTGCCTCGACCAGTACCCGGGTAGACAGAGTTGTCCACAATCCACTCTTCAGATCGATATGGCCGCACCGGGCGATCATCGCGATCGACAACTGGTTTGAGTGGGTTGATGAGGGTGGAGCGAAGAAACAGCCCTACCTGATCCGCCGTAAAGATCGCGCCCCAATCCTCTGCGCCGTGATAGGCCAGTACCCCAACGCAGAGCATGAACCGGACGCGCATGACGGCTTCGTGTTCGTCAGCACCGAGGGCGGCATGGTGGATGTTCACGACTGGCAGCCGGTGACGCTCAATCCCGAACTGGCCCGGGAATGGCTGAATCCGGCTACACCGGAAAAGCGCGCCGAGCAAATAATGCTGTTGCACTGGGAACCGACTGTGGTTTTCGAGTGGTTCAAGGTCGACCGCCCTGTGGGCAATATCCGCAATCAGCAAAGCAGCGTGATCAACCCTATCAGCGATCCATCTGTCTGACCTTCCTGCTGGCTCTATTACGCTGGTGGACAGCTCTGGTAATTAAAACAATCCACCTAACGACGCAGGCTCCCAATTCATGATCACTAACTCACCGCTCACTTCAGCCTTCCCCTGACGTTGATTGGTGTTGCAGTAGCGGATGTCCAGGATCTCGAAGTGAAAGCCCTCGAACACACGCCGGATGTCTGGGTGGTCGTTGATACTAACCATCACCTTGCCTTTGCAGCGGCGCATGAAGTCGGCCATGCGCTCGTAGTTCTCGAACGGAAAGTCCACCCCATAGCCAGCGGTCTTCCAGTAAGGGGGGTCCATGTAGTGGAAGGTGTGGGCACGGTCATAGCGTTCGGCGCATTCGAGCCAGGGCAGGTGTTCAACGTAAGTGCCGGACAGACGCTGCCAGGCGGCCGAGAGGTTCTCCTCGATCCGCAGCAGGTTGATGGCCGGGCCGGTGGTGGCGGTACCGAAGGTCTGCCCGGTGACCTTGCCGGCGAAGGCATGGTGCTGCAGGTAGAAAAATCGAGCAGCGCGCTGGATGTCAGTGAGGGTTTCAGGGCGAGTCATCTTCTGCCACTCGAACACCTGGCGTGAGCTCAGCGCCCATTTGAATTGGCGCACGAATTCTTCCAGGTGGTTCTGCACGACGCGGTACAGCGTGACCAGGTCGCCGTTGATGTCATTGAGGACTTCGACGGGCGCGGCCTGGGGCCGCATGAAGTAGAGCGCGGCACCGCCGGCAAAGACTTCGACGTAGCATTCGTGAGGCGGAAAAAGCGGAATGAGGCGATCGGCCAGACGGCGTTTGCCGCCCATCCAAGGGATGATGGGTGTAGACATTGAAAGCAAGACCTTTACTGTATGGATAAACAGGTGCTAGGCTCGCCGCGCTTTGTGCACGGAGCAAGAGCCTTGGCTGGACTTGCAGGGACAATCTGCAGGGACGGCGACCGGGTTGGATGTTGACGCATCCACTCCGGTCGCTCTTTTTCACTTCGGTGTTGAGACTTCTTTGGCATAGGCCTGACAGGCCGCCAACGCGATCAATCCTTGGTCGCCGGCATCGGTGATGCCGATAATTCGTTGAGCATGCGCTGGGTCAAGTTGGGCTCTTGTGGCGCCATAAACCACGCCGCTGGTCGCGGTGGCGGCTGACACTGTGCCGCCACTGGCGGTAGCGGTAGCGTCGAGTAGGACTGACAGGCGCAGATCAGCAGTGGCAAGGCGGTCGCGCAAGCGACCTTGATCACGTTGGGCATCGCTCAGAGCTCGGTAATGGGTTTGTTCACTGACGGAAAGCCGTTGTTCCAGTGCCAGACGCTTGTCCTGCTCGGCTTGTTGTTGGGCCGCCGCCGCCAGCGTCTGTTGGTTGAGGGTTTCCGCCTGCAGGCGGGCTTGTTGCTCCAGCTGCTGGCCATAGCGCCAGTCCTGAACCTGCCAGGCCAGCGCGGCGGAACCGCCGGCCAATAAGGCTAGCGATGCGCCGATGGCTAACAGTCGGTACGGCGGCGGGATCAGGTCGACGAGACGCATAGCACGGTCCTCGCCCGGTTCCACAACTCCAGCCGATCCGCCAAACCGTTGAGGCCGCCGTTGATCTTGCAGGTGATCGCCTCGAACTCATCCCGATCTGCCAGGGCATTCAGCTCGCGCACCCACCAGAACCACGCGGCCGACTCAGCGGCCCACTGCGGTAGCTCGAGCAGCTCAGGGGTGCGCAGCAATCGTTCGTCGCCGAACAAGGCCAGGCTGCAGCGCAGGTAGTTGTTGCGGCCGGTCACCTGGATCAGACCGCGACCGCGATAGCGCTGGCCGTCACCATCCGGCTCCGGCGTATTGCCCAGCTTCGCGGCCAGGTTGCCGGTGTCGTATTTGCTCAGGTACTGATCGCCACCCAGCTCGCGGACGTACTGCAGCTGGCCTGACTCGTGGCCGAGCTGCGCCAGGAACGCGGCCTGGCGTTTCGGTGTGTTGATCTGCCGGTGGGCCATTGCCGCGTTTATAGCGGATACAAAAACGCCCGCTTGGCGGCGGGCGTTGGGCATGATGCGTTGCAGCTGTTGTTCCGTGATGGTCATAAACACTCCAGACATAAAAAAACCGCACTAAGGCGGCCATGGGATGCGTTACAGCTTCTCGACGCTCACAACCTTGAGCGGCTTCGTTTCTTTCTTTTTCTTGCCTTTGGATTTGCCTTGCTTGCCGGCATTGCACTCGACGGTGGTCGACCAGCCGGATTGGGTGAACACCTGCTCAACCGAATCCGCCAGGTACTCACCATCGAGGCCAACCTTGAAGCCTTGAGCATTGATCGGCCGCTCCGCAAAGATGTCGGTCCGGCCGGGCATCTCCAGACGCACATCAGCGGTCGAGCGATTGAATGCGGCCAAGCGCGCCTTGGCGGCGGCCTCGGCGGCGGTCTTGTTCGGGTAGATGTGCCGGTCGGTATGCACCGCCGGCAAGCCATCCGGCGCGTCGTCGTTGTCCACGGTGACGACCGCGAGCTTGCCGTCCTTCTTGTTCTGGTGCTTGGTCGCCACGGCCTTGTGCGAGTTGCGATCGCCCAGGCTGAACTGCCAACGACTGAGGTCGCTGCGCGTCAGGGTGATCGCGCCGAACGTCTTGCCGCTGGCGGTCTGGCCACCTTGACGCGGCATCACCAACAGCTTGCCGTCGGCGACCTTGGCGGTGCAGTCGTATTGCTTGGCCAGGCGCGTGATGAAGTTGAAGTCGGACTCGTTGAGCTGATCTACCCGGGCGACCTTCGTCGTCACCGGGCACACCGGCTGCCAGCCATTGCGCGCGGCGATGTCGGCCACGATCTTCGACAGCGGCACGTCCTCCCAGCTTCCGCTTCGGATGGTCTTGCCACTGCCGCGCATGTCGCTGGCCTTGCCCTTGATCACGATGGTGTCCGGCGGACCCGACACCTCGACCGTGTCCACTGCATAACGCCCCAGGCGCGCCAAGGACGTTTCGGCATAGCCCAGGTAGATTTCGATAGAGCTGCCACGCCGAGGCAGTTCGACCTGGCCGTCACGGTCATCAATGCGCAATTCAAACTCGTCAGAGTCCATGCCCGGCTTGTCAGAGGTGCGCAGCAACAACAGCCGGTCATTGATCTTGGCCGTGACATCGGCGCCATCGGCCACGATTCGAAACGTAGGGGTCATGAATTTTGTCCAAAAAAAACCCGCACAAGGCGGGCTAGAAAGTCAGGAGTTTGAAGTGAACGAGAAAAGTGTAGCCCATCAATCCCACAAGCTGATCCCTTCCTCGGTCGGGCTGGGTAGATCCGGCATGACGATCACCACGCCGGTGCGGTAGGGCTGGGGTTCATCCGCCAGCCCCTGATTGGCCTCCAGCACTGCTTCGACGCTGCCGTTCAAATGG